TCATTTTTTATTTTTGCCAATTAAAAAGCCAATTAACAATTTTTTTCCATAATTTTTTAATCATCTTTTTTCTCCTCAATTTCATAAAAGAACTTGTCAGTATCTTCTGTTTTCCACTTACGAGTGTCTTCGACATTCCATTCTGAAGTTTGCACTTTCCAATCAGGAACTTCATCCTTAACAGTAAAAGATGGTATATCCCATATAATTCTATTATTGGGTTGTGCTGCATAATTACCATCATCTAAGGCCATTATGTGTGCGCATTTATGCTCATGCGGTATCTCAGAATGATCTGTATCTACTATATTACTCTCTGGGTGAGCAAAGTCAACCGTGAATAGATAGGCCCCATAGTGCCATTTCTTATCTTTACCAATGTATTTACCGGATTGTCCGTCTAAAATATCCCAAGAAGTAACAGCAGGATAATAACTAAAACAATTCCACAACTCCAACTCATCAAGTCTACGTTGAGGAACTTCTTCTGCTTTAAAGCCTCGCTGAATGAAGGCGCTAATCGGGAGACGATAGAAGACAGCGCCATTTTCCATAATCGCATGAAATAAAATAGGGCGTCCTGTAATCGATGTAATACCAAAGATAATACAGTCTTCAACTTCTCCATAATGTTTTTTAAGGTCATATAAATATTCTCTCCTTATTTGTGCATATGTTACAGGTATATTTGCATTTAAATAAGCCATTGTCAATCATTCCTTTTATTTAATCGAACCCCAATTATTTCCATGTTCATAATCTACTTTGTTGGGAACTTCAAGTTCTACGGTATGTTCCATTATCTCTTTTATCTTATCAGCATTATCACTTACAGATATATCTAATTCATCATGTACTTGTATATGAGGTGTAATACCTTCCTTATATAAATCTATCATTGCTTTTTTTGTCATGTCAGCTGCACTACCTTGAATTAATTTATTTAAAGCTTTGTAAGTGTAAGCACGTTTAATCCCTGGTCCGTGTTCCGCTAAGGCTGCTTCATGAGGAAGTGGTTTATGTATACCAAACTGATTAGGTTCCCACAGGTGAAACCTGCATAGTCTTCCAAGTAAAGTTCTTATTCTTCCAGAGTCCTGTGCTCGTTGCATTACAGCATTCATTAACTGTTTAACAAACGGAACTCTACTATGATACTTTGAAAACAAATCTTCAGCATCTTGTTTATTAGTACCTAGTTCAGCTTGTAATTTATTTTTACCCATTCCGTAGAACAGACCAAGATTTATAGTCTTGGCCTGTGATCTAGGGATTCCTGCCATCTCGGATACGATAGAGTGGAAATCTGCTTCGTCTTTTTTATATGAATCTAATACTTCATCTATACCCATCAAATTTTGAAGGGACGCATAATGCACTACCAACCTAGGCTCTTGTTGATTATAGTCAAAACAACCCCATCTATGGCCCTCCTCGGGTATAAATAATGACCTAATTCGTGGTCCAAGGTCTTTGTTTCTAGCTGGTATTTGCTGTAAATTTGGGTTCGAATAGCTGAATCTACCAGTCACAGTTCCACCATTATCAGATCTTAACTGGTTAATTTCAGCATGAATTCTACCCTTGTAAGAATGTTTTAATATGGTATCAATAAATGTGGTATGGGCTTTGTTTATTTCACGGGCCTGGGTTATTAATTTCACCAGTGGGTGGGGGTGATTTGAAAGGAAATTTTTTGTAAATGATGGAGAACTTGTTTTTTCGGTTCGCTCATATGGTAGGGAGAGTTTTTGAAAAACTTTCTCGATACTCCTTGCTGCCCATATTTGAACATCTACTTGTGTTTCTTTTTTTATCTCTTGTAATAATTCTTTTTCTTGTGCAACTAACTGTTGCTTTAATTTATGAGCACCTTGAACGTCTACACGCACTCCTAAAAAACGCATATCAACGAGGCAAGGAAAAAGTTCAGTCTCTAGATTAAATATAGAAGATATATCTTGATGTATTATTTCTTTTTTTAATTCTTGCCAAAGTTCCAAAGTTATTTCAGCATCTTTTTCTGCATAATCTCCAACATACATTGCAGGTAATTTATACATTTCAGCTTTTGCATCTACTCCCCACGATTTAGCTGCTTCGTATAAGGCTGCTTCATCTTTACCTTGTCCTGTATATCTTCTAGCACAACTTGTTAAATCATATCTCATTTGATTTTCATCAACAAGTGCTGATGCAATCATTGTATCTATAATTTTACCATTAATTTTTAGTCCTAAAGATCTAATCCAACATACATCATACATTGAATTATGAAATATTTTATCTGCAGCTGTATTTAAAACAGCTTGAAACCATTTAAGAACCATAGCTCTATCCATGTTTCCACCACCCTCATGAGCAATTGGAAAATAACCTTTCCAACCTTTAACAGCCACAGAAATACCTACTACATCACCGTTTTTAGATACAGAACCTGAGCCCATTTTAACTAAGTCTGGATCCTTGGTTTCTAAATCAATAGCTATTTCATTGTATTTAGATAAATTTGGAAATTCCGTAGGTGGTGTCCATTCGGTTTGTGGTTTAAAAAGTGGTACTTGCATCATTTAATTATTCCCCATGTGTTAGTTGTTGATTTAGTTTCTTCTTTTTTTTCTTCAGGATAGTCTCTATCAATAGCCATATCAATATAATGTTTAGCTTTTAATAAATCTTCTTTTTGATTTTTCTGTTTGTGTCTACATAAATATTTTATTGCGTTGCCTTCTGCAAACGGAATATTATTTCTGTTAATAAATTCTGATGGCTGAATAACCATAGATTTATAGTGACTTCCCCCTACCTGCTTTTTATATATTTGATCACTCATATTCTAAATGCCTTATAAATATCTTTTGGTTCTACTATATGTAAATGTTCCTTGGTCCTTGTTGCACCAACATAGAACAATCTGTTCACATCATCCGGTACTCTTTCATATTCTTTTAAAGTTTGTCTTGATAAGTCAGTTAATAATATAACGTTATCTGCTTCTCCTCCCTTGACTCCGTGTATTGTAGATAGTACAATTCGTGGTTTTTTATTTAATTGCTCTCCGTTCTTTCTCATTTTTCTTATGTAAGAAACTTTTCTAGATGGGGCATTGTCAAATGCTTCGTACCAAACATCTTTAGTTTTTAATCCATATTGATTAGTTAATTGATCTATTCCAAAGAAAGCATCTTTAATCATTATTTTTAATTTATTTTTTTCTACATGATTCTTACTCATATAACTATATATTTTTTCTATTTGTTTATAATTTAATAACTGTCCCTGTCTTAAATGTTCCCAATCATTTATGGCATCATATAAATCTTGCTCATAAGATTTCTTAAATTTATTTTTGTAATACAATCCATTTTTATAAATCACATCTTCTAATTCATCTAACATTGATCGAGTTCTAGTAAGAACTAACCATTCTCCTTTAGACATATCTATATGTCTAAAATCTGCATATGTTGAAAGAGATCCTTCTACGGTTCTAGGTTTCCATTTCTTTGGTATTCTGTTACCTACTTTATTAATAATTTTCATAGCAAACTCATGAACTTTAGCCGGTATTCTGTAAGATTGAGTAAGCTTTATATATTCTCCACCTAATGTAATAAATCTATTTACATCTGCACCAGCCCATTTAAAAATAGCTTGATCATCATCACCTGCTATGTAATTGTTTTCTGATTTATCCCATAATGTTTTTGCCATATCCCACTGCATTAAAGATAAATCTTGAGCCTCATCTATAAATACAACATCAAACTTAGGACATACTCCAGATTTAAAATTTAAAATCATGTCATTAAAGTCTACTAAGTTATATTCTTTTTTATATCTATCTAACTCGTGTGATATAATTCTTAATTTATCAAACTCTACATCCTGAGTATGTTCTTTAAGATCATATTGTCTTGCAATAGAAATATTTCTTAATTTTGATAATTGTATAATTCTCAAATAATCACTTTTTGTAGAAAAAATTCCATTCATATCTGAATCATTGTCTTCATAATCTACTGGAAATCCTAACTTTTTACCTAAATCTTCGTAATGCCTACGTTGCATTACATTATCTTTATTAATTCCTAATCGTCTAAATGCTAATGAATGAAGAGTTCTAAAGTAAGGTAGGTCATCTTCAGTATAATTAAATTTTTCCATTGCCCTGTCTCTTGCTTCGTACGCAGCTTTCTGCGTAAAAGCAAAATAACCTATTTTATTAGGGTCTGTTTCTTTTAAATATTTATCTACTAAATTTAAAAGAGTTGTTGTTTTTCCTGTACCTGGAGGTCCAATTACAATGGTCTTCATTTATTTCTCCTAAAAAAGTTTCTCCATATTGCTGATCTAATAATAGAAAAAAATGTAAATATTAATGCTATATGTAAACTGTCCCAGACAGTAGGGTATAATCCAAAAAAAGGAAAAATATATAATTGAATTAAAATAGCTAATATTAATCCACTTCCTACATCGATAGAGCTTTCTAAAAGGCATCTTAATTTCACTAAAAAACATCTTTCGGTTTGAGTTGTTTTGGTTTATAATCTTCTGATTTTTTTTCGAAAGAATCTACCATCGTTACAGTAGGTCTACTTTTTCCTAAAATAATTCTTTCAGTAGTGCATCCACAATGTTCTCTCAACATTTGACTTGTTTCTTGGAATTTAACATCCCATCTTCTTCTTTGTAAAAATCCATAAAAGAAAGAATCAAATAAGAAATAATGCTTACCTTCATCAGTAAATACTGCACCTTTTTTAATATCATCTTTTTCAACAGTAGTAGAAGTTCTGTTTGTACAAAACTCTTCTAAGTGATTTTGTAATTGATCTTTTTTAGATGTTCCTTTAGGTGGTGGTATAATCTCTCTAGTGCTTAATAGTTGGTTAACTAAAATTTTCCAATCTTTTATTTTCATCGTTGGTGGAAAAATACCTATTCCTGCTATACAGGCTTCTTCAAATAAAGGTTGTTGTCTTAAATATTTAGCGCTCGGCAGTTTTAATCTTTTGCCATCTATGTTTAAATAATAATAAGGTTCTTCTAATTGTATTTCTTGTAAATCACTTAACTCTGGAAACATTACAGAGTTTCCTATCCCAAACTGTCTTGTCTTACATAATTGTTTATCACATACATTACACATAGGAACATCATTACATTTCCATCCCCAATCTTTTTTCTCGTGTTGATTTTTAATAATATCTATTTCTCTTTGATCTAAATCTCCAACTATATAATTTTCATGAAACCAAGATATTTTTTCTTTCCAATTATTAGGCCATTTCTTTTTAGCATATACACCAAAATGAAATAACGCAGCATTTCTACCACCTTCAGATATTTTTTCAGCTGCCAATGTTTCAATGCAGGGAGGCCCATCAGAAAATTCTGAATCGGGCCTCTGCACCTTTATGGAACCAACATCTAGTTGTTTTACATTATTATAGATCCCATAAAATTCTTCTATAGTCGCTGCACTACCATCATCTTTAAATGCATAACGTGTGCTTACTTCATGATTAAAGTAAGGTAAGTTTAAAAAGTTTCCTGTATCTTCTTCTGATTTTAATTCTATTTGTTTTGGAAATACTTCAGCACTTCCAAACCCTAGTACTGCTCGTATTTGGTTTAATTTATCTCTCATAGTTTTTGCTTCTACAAAATCTTCTGAAAATAAAAATACATGAGCCCCTCCCGATTTAGAACGACACACTACTAATGGTAATTTTAAAGTTTTAATTTTTCTAATTAATTTTTGATGATCAAAACCTGCATAAGAATCTATATCTATGCATCCCCATTTACACATATCTTCTTCATTAATAGGAATAATACCAAGACTTGGTTCTACTCCATGTAAATGATTTTTATAATGATCTGATGTCACTTGTTCTCTTTTGACAAATGATTTTGTTTTAAGCTTAACCCCTTCTTTAGGTGTAGTATTAATGTAAGTACACCCATGGGCTCTTTTAAGT